CATCTATTAGAATGTCAGCAATTTGGTTATTAACCATATTATATCCAACTTGATACGCTTTCATTAAATCTACCAATGATGTAGACTTTGTATTTCTGTCTGAAAAAACTCTTCCTTCTACAGGAAGTTTGCAACCATACAGTGTGTTGTTTCCTTTAAATTGAAAAGGTATTCTCCCAGGTTTAGTTCTATTAATACCAACATAAATAGGGTTTATGTTATCACCCATTGTTGATCTCCACATTGCTGGTAAATTTGGACCTATCTTAACACCACCCCAAACTTCATTAATCCATATCCATTCTATATGCTCACCTTGCAAAAGGTTTTCTTTAGTTTTGTTTTTGAATATTGATGTATCATATACAGCTTTCTCAGTTATCTTAAATGTCTCATCTATTATTTCTTGAGTAACAGAACCATCTAATTCTATTTTAGTTAAATGACCTATCCTTCTTTGAGTTTTCCAATATATAGTAGATACTCTCATTAGGTTTCCTTCATCCAATGGAGTCATATCTTCACTCTGATCTAATATTTCACTTATAATATCTCCACCTGTTGCTGGGTCATTCCAATAATTACTAGTGTATTGTCTGTATGCTAGACCAGGCATTTGAGTATTCCACTCATGAGATCTTGTAGCATCATAATATGATCCATCATTTTGATATCCATTAACTTGATATTGTGCTGATCTAGCAGGATAAATCTTTTGTAAAGACTTCAACTGTTTTTCATCCATCAAGTATCCATATTTATCAACAACATCAGATACAGTCATCAAATCTATTTTACCTACGTAATTTGAATCTGATATATATCTTTGATCAGGAGATTTTTGATAGAAAGTTAATACAGGATTCCAAAGCTCTACATCATAGTCATCTTCTAGCATACGGAAATGCCAAAATTCTCTATCAGAAATTAGCATATCTCTAAAACCTCTTTCTTCTAACTCTTGCATTTTAAACCTTTCCTCATCTACATTTAATTGATGTGATGCCCATTCTTCAACCATACTTCTGTATGACTTACTAAAAAAGTCTTCTATCTCAGGTAATGTTTTTAATGATTCAGGATTAAGTTGTTGCTGTGCTTCTTTAGAACTTGGGTCCATACCCATTTCTACCATTTTTAAAACTAAATTAGTCTCTGCTTCAGCAAGTAATGTTTCTTCAATTTGAACTCTTTTTTGTTCAAGCATTTCATTATAAGATGTATCATCAACAGCTCTAAATTGTACTTTAGAATATCTTTTAGCAAACTCACCTGTAAGAACATTTATTACATTAGGTACAATTGGATAAAATTTTAATTCCAATGCTGACTCATTCTCAGCAGTTAAAACATCCATCATATCTTTGTAGTCATTATCTGGCTCTACAATATAATCTGTTTTATCAATAATACCTTTAGCAAGCTTATAGTTTTTAAGTAAGCGTCTTGAATTGATACGTAAAAATTCTATACCTTGCAATTCAAGCCAATCTAGATTCCATGCAGCCCAATCATCAGTTTTCTTTTTATATGTTAAAAACTGTGTAGGTTGCGTTAAACTAGAAAATGTTGGTCCACTTTCTGCTTTAGCACCATTCTTAAGTTGCATTGCATTTAATACTCTCATCTAGATTCTATTTAATATTTTTAAAACCTGAACGTCTTCTATTACCACCTAAGCCAGATCTCCTACGGCCTATATTTTTAAACGCACTGGTATACTTTAATTTACTTATTTTTTCTGAATTTACCAAAGATTCTCCTTCTGATTCACGTCTTTTAGTATAACCTCTATTTGATTGTTGTATTTTAGCAAAGGCAATAAGTGCACCAAAGGTAACTAATCTATCTACGTTAAGTCCAGGATAATATGCAGACATTTCTTTTATAAGCATAGGATCTGGTATTCTTTCTACACCTAATGTTTGATTCATTACACCACCATCATCATCTAATTCTTCATCTATAACTTCTCTTATAAATTCAATTGCATATGATATTAAATGACTTTTAAATAAAGTACCTGTATTTTTCCATCCATACTCTTGATAAACTGTTCTATTAGATCCAAGATCCTTTAAGAAAAGTATTTGTTGTTTAGGTACAAGGTATCTTTGTTTTTTTCTAGCAATCATATGTTGAATAAACAATGATATATTATTCTCAACAATAGTCCATGCATTATACCATTCTATTATTAATTCTAGCCTTTGATGTGTTTTATTTATATCATCAAATCTTCCACACCATGCTGCTACAATTTTATCTTTTTCTATAAACTGTTCTATGTCTCCAGATACAGTTGTTCTTATAACTTCGGTAGCATTTTTATAAACATATATACTACATAAGGAATCAGAAGTTGTTGTTTTACCTTCTGACACAGGATCAATAGAAGCATAGTATGCCCCAAAGTCTGGTTTTTTCTTAGCAGGTCTTTCCCATACAACTATAGACCCAGTTTTATCTGTTTGTTTTTTCTTAACTGGAAACTCAGATATAGGTAATTTAGTTGTACGTTTTGCCACAATACCATCTTGTTCTTTTTCAAGGTCTAATAATTCATAGGAATATTCTTTCTCTTCAATCTTTTTTAATTGTTTTGACAGTATACCTTGTGGAAAAACTGATGCTTTTCTATATGCAAAAGCTTCAGCTATATTTTTTGGTTTCTGAGATATTCTTAATTGAAACTGTTCAGGTCCTAATTCAGACTTCCATCTTGCTCTTTCATTGTCTATAGCTATAATTGCTTCTTCTATTTCTGAGTTTCCATAAGCATCAATGTATGGAGGCATAGACCATTGTTCTGGTATAAATAAACCAGCCATCCCTATTGTGCCTTCTGCATCCATAAGATTAGTTTCTACTGCATATATATCATTAGCATTTGGGTTAAGTATCATATCCTTCAAGGGATTACATTGTTCCAAATCACCAACTGATCCTGCAGCAATAAACATTCCTGTAGTAACCATACCTGAAGACATTGCGGGGCGTAGGTATTCATAAGTTTGCATCATCTTTGGTGCTATACCTGCCTCTTCATGAAAGAAGTATGAACATGGTCCACCTACACCAGTTGTTGCATTTTTCTCAAATGATGCCCCTTGTATTTTAGATTTTAAACCTCGTGAAGTTTTTCTGTTTCCTACCTTAACTTCTATCTGCTGTTGCCATAGTAAAACTTTTTCTGGGTTACTTGGTCTGTACCATGCCGTATGCTCATTTAAGAAAGTTTTGTATTCTTCTAAAAATTTCCAAGAACCTTTATCATTTATGTAATCTTTTAATGATGCTCCAATTTTACAAGTACTACCTTCTTCAAACCAGTACGTATTAATTATCTTACCCATATGGAAATAAGAAGAAGCAATCTGACGTTTTTTTAATATTGCTGAATGTTGATTGTTTAGCTCTGCTAATAGTTCATATAAAGCCATATGATATTGTGCATCTCTAACTTTAGCAAAACCATATTTTTTTTCTTCTTTATCAAATATTGGTAAAAAGTTTAACCACATATAATAATCCCTAGTTAAATACCAAGTCTTATCTTTATTCTTGTAAATTACACCTTCTCTACATTTGTTCTTCTGATCATCCCAATAAGACATAAAGTCTTTTGATCTAAAAGGAGAACTACAATATAAACCTTCTTTATTAAATCTTTTAGCCTCTTCATTGAATATATAACTTGTTTCATCAAAGTCATATTCACCCGGCTCCTTGAATAAAGAGTATATGTATTCCTGAAAATCAGAATCATTCTCAAACTCTGTTACAGACCAATTACCTGAATCATATGTAGGTATAGATCTACTCATATCTTATAATTGCAAACACATCACCAGATTGCAATAATAGATGCTCTTCACCATTATGTTCCATTGGGGTTGGCATAGCGTGATCAGCATACTGCACCTCATCACCTATTTTAATTTCTGCAACATCAGCACCTACACCGACAACCGTTCCTTTAAACTCTTTCTTTTGTGCTATTTCAGGTATTATTAGGCCTGATGCTGTCTTTGTTTCTGCTGCTTTTCTTTTTATCAGTAACCTTTTGCCTACTGGAATTACTACTTGTTTTTTCATCTTTGATTTTTATTTGATTATTAATTGGTTCATCCCAATAACAAAAAATGTATTGGGTTTCTTTTTTAGAGTTGATCATAAGCAAGACCCGCACCCCCTCTTACTGAGCTTTCCTGTTCTTGTTTCATATCAGTATATGCTCCTTTATAGGATTGTCTTATATTCTCAAATTTAGCTGCTGCATTAATCATAGAGTTCATATTACCATCTCTACCATGTTCTATAGGGGTAACCTCCATATAACGTGCAAGTCTGTCTAACATAGCCTTAATACCCACGTAAGCTCTGTATGTAGGAGTTTCATATAGCTTTTTACACATGTCTAACGCATACCTTATCTTACCATCTTCTGGAGATTCTTCTAGTTCAATCTCATCTATAATGATATCTTCCTTTTCATGTTCAGGTAAATTAAAAAATGGATTAAGATCTGGATCAGGACAACTTAAATAGAATATATACTGATATACTTTAATATAACTATCAGGATACTCATCCATAATATTTTTAAGAAACGGTAGTGCATAACAATGCTCTGTTACAACTAACTTGCTATTTTGTATATCAAATAATTTTACTATCATACTTCTTTAGATTTAATTATATCTTCCCATAATTTGTTGTAACCAATCACTAAAATTATTGGTTTACTTTGACCAAATAATAATACTTCAGTGTGTGAGTTTTGAAACTTATTTGTTGCTACGTGAAAGTACTCTTTAAACCATACTATTTTATTAAGATCAATACGTATTTTTGTTTCTTCAAATCTAAAATCTGTAGGTACTTTTGATTTTCTGGATTGCACCTCTACTGCTGCTATATATTCTTTCATTATTGGTTATCTTTTAACCACATCATTAAAGATGTTACTTCATCTTTTAAATATGGGAGTTCATAAATTTTTATATCTTCTAAGACAGGCTCACCATTTACATGCTCATTTATTGGATATCCATTTTTATCCTCTCCAACTTTCTTAAACTTTACATGTTGAATAATAAGTTTACCTACTTTAAGTTTAGGGTTATGCTTTTTAATAATATACGCATAAATACTGAGTTGTAAGTTATAATGATTAAGATTACAATCATCTAAATGATTAACTGGTCTAAACATTTTGTTTGTTATACCCTCCCAGTTTGTAAATCCTTTGTCTTTTATTTCTTTATTTGTCTTGTAATCTGTAATATTTATTTTACCATTTACAATTTCTACTAAATCAGCTTGACCACAAACTCCTAATGATTTTAAATAAACTAAATGCTCAGGATATACACCATCAGAAACCTTTTGTTCTGGTGCAATTTTAGTTCCTTTAGCATCAATAATAGGCTTAATGATGGGAACTTCCACACCTTCTCTACCTATTGTATTCAGATCTAACATATCAGATTCTCTCTGGTTATGATAAAAGTTACCTAGTTTGATTGCTCTATCAGTTTCACCATCCCACGCTGCTATGATTTCCTTTGGAGTCATACCATACCACTTAGATCTTTTATTTTTAGATGATTTCTTTGCTTGACCATCTCTATCAAACTTAGGTTTAAATTTACCTACCAAAGAAGTGACACTAGTCCATTTTATTTTTTCTTCTGTTGTGCTTTCATACACATGTCCTTCTTCTATAAATTTTAGTCCCATAGTTATGCTATTGTTGTATACCAATAAGAATTTTGTTCACCAATAACAATATTAGTAACATGATTATTGTATACATAGTTAATTATTAAGTTTTTCATCTTCTATTTGTTTATTTATTATTTCTTCTTGCTCTTCTGTTGTATATGCATCCCAGTATCCTTTAGGACATTCTGAAGATAAAGATCTTAATTTAAGACCTAAGCTACATCCACAATCTCCACAACATGGTTGGGTACCTGGTGCAATACATTTGTCCCCTCCAGCATCAAACAAAGAACACTTCACACATATTTGAAATCTATCAGTTGCTACTGCTTCAACATGTTCTTTTTTAAAAATACTATTCTTAATACCTTCTGCAATCTTATCAGCATTCTTAAATACATCTAAATATTTACTCCATTTACTTTTCATTTCTAAAGTTCTTTTTTTCTTTGATATCTTTTTGTATTTGATCCATGGCTATTTCCATCTGTTTTATTTTTT